CTACTTATTCCAAAACTCTTTTTCAGCGTTTTTTCTCAAGGATACTGCTTTTTCAAAATCTGCGCTAGAGCCAAGATAAACCTGTTTTTTGTCAACGTTGATAAATGCTTGATAATTTTTCTTCCGCTTGCTGAAATACACGCCACGAACGCCTGTTGTACTCTTAGCCGTTGGCTTTGTAGATTTTAGACTCTCTGCGTCTCGGATAGAATCCATATAATCCTTGGATGCCCCCCGCCTGCACCCACACGAAGCCTGATGGTCGATTAGATTATTATTGAGAATCACGCTTGTACCACAATGTTTACAGATACAATTCCACCATACACGCTGATTCTTAGAGTATGCCCTATCAATAATCTTGAAGTTAGCAGTTTCAGTTCCTGTTAAATCTCTAAACCGCTCCCGTCTTCGCTCGTCGTTAAGACAGCCGCAGGATTTGGTCAACCCCCGCTTTAATCTGTACCCAAGAGCGTGATAGAAGTTTCCGCAGTCACATTGGCAGAGCCACTTGATTTCGCCTTTGGCAGACCTCGTCCCGTCATCTTCTATGACGACGAGACGATTGAACCTCTGCCCAATTATATTCTCCCTCATCGAATATTCTCCAAGTTCTTCTCAATCCATTCAAGACGATTTCTGCGGCCTGATGGGATTGGTCGAGGGTCGCGAGAATAGTTTTTAAATCTTATTTGAAGCAGATAGGAACCACTGCCTAGGCTACTGCTTTCTAGAGCTATTTCTAAGTAGGCGTTGGCGATGTAGTTTCCGTCTGCCTTGTACATGCGGCCGGTCCCGCCGATGATGTCTTCTCTGTTATTTTCAATCCATTTCAACAGTTGCTGTTTCTTAAATTGGTCATAGTAAGCTGGGAATGTCATATTCATTTTGAGCGAGTTGCTAAAATAATAGTTAAGCTGAGCCTTGCCAATCAATGCCAGCTCGAAATCTTCAAAGAGCGTATCAAGCATAGCGTTGACTCTAGCAGCCCCCATCTTCTCAATAGATGTCTCACCGCTTTTGAACCGTTGCCAGTTGGCATCAGTGAACTTGATACCTGGCAACTTGTAGAAGTCGTTTTCGTAACGAAAATACCGCCCTATATATTCCGAAATTAAGTCTTTGATGTCGTTGTTAATTTTCATGATATTTTACCTCTTTCTCTTTTAAATTAAGCCCATACTTTTTCAGCAATGTAGTAAGTGCCGAAGTTAGAACCATCAGCGATGACTTCAATTCCGTAGTAAGCACCTTCTTTGTGCATCACTTCGTTAAATTCAACTTTTTTAGCTTGACCGAGCAGGTCAGCCATAGTGTACTTGCCGGCTTTGCGCATTTTAGTTTCTACTGCATGCCATTGGCTGACAGTATGTACTGGAGCTTCTTTAGCAGCAACCCATGCCATTTTAAGAGCTTCTGCAATGTACTCAACTGATTTGCCACCGAATTTAGCAGCTGCGTTTTTAGCGATTGCCCAAGCGTTTTTCATTACTTCTTTTTTCATTTTGATTTCTCCTTTATTTATCTTACAAGTATATTATATATCATTTAAGATAGTTTGTCAACCCTTTTTATAAACTTTTTTTAATTTTTTTACAAAATAAAAAACCCTAGCTTTTGCTAGGGTTTACTTGTTTTATTTAAAAAATATGTTAGCCGAATTTCTCTGCGAACGCTTTAAAATCGACGTCAGAAAGTGATACTACAGGCAATTGCAAACTGTCCTTAAAACTATTTACAGTCCCCATATCTGTCAAACCTACGTATTTACCGCCGATGTATACACCAAATCCATATTTTCCATTCTTCAAAATAAATTCTTTTTGCATATCCAATTCCTCCAATTTTGTTGTTTTTTCTTCTGTTTTTGTATTTTCAAAGGGCAATTCGAACCACCCTATGAGTTGTTGGGTTGGTGCTTGCCAATTAACGTAACTAAATGTTCCGTCGCCATCTAAATAACGGACAACCTTACGCACCCATCCCCCGTTTTCCAACGCGTCTGCATTACCATCAATATTTTGCTCAATTGTTGTGATTGTGCCGTCTGGATTATGCGCAGCCACAAAACCAATGTGCCCGAACTCGTGATAAGGCAAGCAGCTAGTGACCCAAACAGCACAAACTGGCGGGCGATTAGTGCCATCAAATCGCGTTACTTTAAGACCAAGACTTGCCGCCCTATCTAACCCATCAATCGCATTGAGATAGCTAAAATTGTAATTAAACAAGCCTTGATATTGCAGCACGTTGTCAATCAAAGCGACGCATTGTCCACCATATGGATTTGTCGGAACCGTTGCTTGTTGATTGACCAGCGAATCTAACTTATCAAGTAATTCTTTTTGGGTTGTCATTTGCGACCTCCCTTATTTTTCTTCTGTATTTTCGTTTTGTGCATTTTGATATTTATTGCTAGAGATACCTAAAACAGTACCCGCAAATGTTGTTAAAAGGGCAATCGTGCCTGTAATTGCTGTTGTATCAAATTTATACAAAGCACCTAAACCTGTAATCAGCGTGATAGCTGCTGGCGCTACTACTGTTACTGCCTTTTTGGCAATGTCATATTGTTTGTTTGTCAAATTCATCATTTTTCTCCTTTTTCTTTTAAGTATTTTTTAAGTGCTTCAAAAAATTCTTTAAAAAGCACTGTGTCAATACCTAATTTTTCGAAATTTTCCAAAATGGATTTCATTTCGAAAAATAGGTAGCCAATATATAAAATTTGCAACGTGCCTAATCCAATGCCTTCTGGCAATAGGATAGATAGTGGAATGCAAAATGCAAGCAAGGCAATACTAGAGATTTTCCGTAAAATCCCATTGATTCCCTCCTTACTCTTAAACTCAATTTTTGGGTTGATTTTAGCGGCTAATGTGCCGGTTAAAAAATCAATCACCATAGCACCCATGATTAATGTTAATGTAAACACAATCAATTTATCTTGTGTGTCCACGAAACCTCTTAGCGCGTGAGACCACTCTAAATTAATAAATGGCATAAATCCCCTCCTTCCTACTCAATTTTTGGCAAAATAACACTTAACACGCCCTTTTGCAACATTTCTGCAACTGTTTGATTTTGGTACGTGTAGCCTTCGCTTTGCTGCATTTGGAATTTAAAGATAGTAGCAGTGCCTTGCGTCCATTTTGGGTTAGTATTAAACGGATAAGGCATGGCGACAATATCTCCGCTTGTATAACGTTTGTCTTGCATAAGAGGAGCTATAAGAGCGGCAACCTTGGAATATGCTGTTCTATCCATACCTCCCTGCACAGATATAGCAACGGAAACCAACACATCTGTCAAAGTTTTGATGTCTGCCACTTTCTTTTGATTGCCCTCAACCGCTTTTCGGTTTTCTTCTATCTGTTTATCAATTTTATTTAACTTCTCGCTCTGTCCTTCATCAGGAAAGTTTTCCATCAAAACAGTATCCATCGCCCGCTTGTATAGTACGCCCGCTTCTTCTGTTATGGCGTCCGAAGCAAAAAACACTGGATAAATTGCTCCCTCTGAGTTACCCAAAACAACTCGTGTCTTGTAAGGCTCTCCGCCTTTATAATCTACTGACTTGCTTAAAAATTCTAGTTTCATTTTTTCTCCTTTTTACGCTATTCTGCGCCAACGATAAATTGTTACATATGGTTGCAAATTGCTTGATTCTGCAGATTGGCCAGCGATCTCTGTAAAGTGGTTGAAATTTCGCCCGGAACCTATAGCTTCTCCTTTAACACGATAAGTCGCTGTAGAGTTCTTCAAACGTTCCTCGTTTCTGTTCCCGGCCTGAAATCCCAGACTACCTGTATCTCCACCAACAGAACCAATCATAGCTTCGTATGTTCCACTATCGTGCTTGTGCATTTTGGCGCCGCCTTGTTTATTAGCTGCGTTAAAGTCTGCATCTGTCTCGTCAACGCCGACCAATACCCTACCGTTTCCGAACCGCTCCCAAACGCCACCCATAAATGTAGATGGATTGGTTGGCTCGGTAGATTGGTAGATAGAGCCAATAGGATAGCATTGCTCTAGTGCAGGAGACACCCATGCTGACCACGGCTTGTCCTTGCCTCTTTTTTGCCTTGTAAATTCGCAAGACTTATTCCACGGCGTATACGTTTGTTTTATAAAATCGACAGAATAGCTTTCGACCAACAAATAGCCACCCACTGGGTCTGGTAATTTTTTATCGTCTACATAATAAAAGCCGGTCGTAACATACTCATCTACGGTTTTATAAATATTGGTAAGGCTCCGACCATCGGAGTTTGTTAGTTTGCGATTTTGGATTGGCTCGCCTTTGAAATAATATTCCCATGCGCTATCAACTGCTTCAGGTATTTCTGCAATTTTCCCAAATCCGATTCGGTCTTTGCTGTAGCTTATAGCTACTTTTTCTGTTGTAACAACGGCAGAAAATGGCGTGCGCGTGAACTTATCCTCTAATATGCCTAGTACCGTCCAAGAGCTATTTGCCGCATACTCACCTTGTAAATTGGCATTTGAATTGACTAAACTGGCAACAGTCGTCCATGTGCCGCTCGCCGAGCCTGTGTCGACCTTATAGTCGTCTGAACCAAACTTTGCGACTTTAAACGTTAGCTTCATTTGGTTCTTCTGCACGTTGTCTATTGCAAGTGGTGCGACCTTAGCATTGCGCGTGATTGTTAAGGTACTAGACTGAGCACCAGAACGCGCGACGTCAAAGTTCAAAATTGGCGCAAAATACTCTAGGATATTGACTGTTCTTTCAATCGTGTTGCTGGTACGTCCTCGGCTGTCTATTACTCTAGCTCTGATTGTTACATTGCCTGTGTAATTCATGATTCCAAGAGTGCCGCCTTGCGTTGTTGTAGACTGGTTCTTACCGACAATTTCTGCGTAATAGCCTGTAATCGTTGATCCGTAAGCGCCCATTGCTTGCCCAAAATTGACCTTAATATTAGACAAAATTTGGATAAAGGCTTGCTCGCCCGGCACAACACTAGCTGCTGCTGTGTTAGTGTCCGTTAGCGTAAAGCCTGTTAAAGTTGGTTTGACATTATCTGGGACAGAAAGATTAAGCCGCTTAACATCTCGCCCAATCTCTCGACTTCCATCGTATGTGATGATGGTTACTTGACCATAACCACTAGAAGTGTTTGGAAATTGCTTGCATAATGCCATCTCTGGAGTCCATACATAGCTAGTTGTTATGTCATCTCCTGCGATTTTCTTTTCATAATTTTCGCACCTTACCCAAATAGAATGAGTAAATCTCTCATGCTTGCGATCAATGTTAATCGTCACAGGCTGACCGATAACGGCTGTAACATCATTACCAGAGCTTGCTCGTGGGATAGATGGCAATTTGACTGCCTGGATAACTTCGGCGCTGCCGTAATTTCCGACATTGATATCTAATCCTATGTCAAGGCTAAACTCTTTAGAACCGTCTTCCAAGTGGTCGATACGGTAGTCTTTTGACAACAAGCTCTTATCTTGATTGCCACCAATACCGACATCGACATCGACTGTATCAACGACAGAGCCATTGACCTTAACTGTAATAGGTTTTGAGTAAGATGGTATATATACATAAGCGTTAGAGACTAAATGCACCGATACATTGACCATCGTATAGTTGTCGGCTATGTCTTGCCGTCTTACGCCCCACGTCACATCAAGCTGTAAATTGTGCCCCCAGCCGCCGCTGAAATTAGCTCTGACCATGTTTAAAAACCTCCTACATATCTAATCACGTTCATGTCGAGGTTGAGATGGTACTGTTCTTCTCTAAACCGTCCAATCTGGAGCGTCTTAGTAAATACCCCATTATCAACTTGTAATGCTCCGCCCGAAAAGTACGCTACTTCTTTACCCGCAGAATAAAACGAGATACGATTATCACCCATGCGGACAAACGAGCTACCGTCTTTCTTCCCGATTGATAGGCCCTCGTTCGTCGCTTGCATGTACGTGTCTATAAAGTTCCACCGCTGAGCCATATCACCTAGATTATTCTCAATTTTAGCCACTCTTTGAGTTGCCGCAATCAAATCTTTCTCGGATTTGGCTTTATCTGCTGCATTCGACTTGACAAAGTCCTGATAAGCTTTAAACCACTGGTTAACCGTATCTAGACTAGCTTTTGCTTCTAACTCAGCCTGCATAATGCCGTTTTTTTCGTTCAAAGCGTTTAGTTGCTCTTGGGTTAAAGTGTTGTCAGCTTTTGAGTTGATATTATCCTCAACGTCTTCTGTAGCTGGTGACCACCCCGTTTTAGTATTACCTTCCGCAATCTTAATCTTCCAAGCGCTCTTATCGCCGACTTTTTTATAAGTGTTTACTCGGAGCATATATTTACCTGTGGGATAAGCCCAAGTAAATACAGCCCCGTTTTTATCAGTGTTTTCATCAGATATAATTGAGTGGATTTTATAATCAAGACTAGCTAACCAAATAACTACATTGTCATTATTAGCGCTGCCATCGTGTGAATTAGTAATGACTCCGTCTGTTTCTGCGGTTAAAATGTACTGTTTGCCATTAACCATATCTATTGTTGATTTTGGGTAGTATTTAAAATTATCATAGTTTGGTGGCTTTCTGTCTGGTTTAAACGGTCCTGCTGAATTTCTAAGCAAGTTCCGACCACCAACTTCAACCGTGCCGACCATATCCACCCATTTATATTTAGTTGGATCTGTGCTGTCTGCTTCTGTATAATCGGTGTATGTGCCGATATACCGCTTGTTCCCTGTTTGGGTGGTACTAAAGCCCTGCTTGCCGTCTGCGCTTTCCGCGTAGGCGAAATGGATGTAAGGCGTTTTGCCGTCTGTTCCGGGTTCGCCCGGTATACCCTGCGCACCGTCAGAGCCTCTCCATTTGTTCCAGCGATATTTCGTAGGGTCTGAGCTATCTGTTGCGATAAAGTCCTGATACACGCCGATATAGGCTTTATTTTGGTCAGTCTGGCTGAAACCTCCACCAGTTGCATTATCAGCATAGGCTAAGTGAGTGTACTGAGTACGACCATCAGCACCTTTAATACCTGGGATTCCTTGTTCGCCTTTTGGGCCTTGCAAACCTTGGATACCTTGTAAGCCTCGTTCTCCTTGTGCACCACGCTCTCCTTTATCACCCTTTTCGATTACACCCTTTGAAAGAGCTTTGATACTGTGATCGTTATTGACGTTGATAACAGACGCTATTATCCAGCTATCACTATTTTTGTCCGTATTGAAGACTCTCATTTGGACACTGTCGCCGACCTTTAACCCTGTTGTATTTTCGACAACAGACCAATCACCGGTATAGCCATCTGCGCTATAAGTATTTATAGCGGATTGTGCGTATTTGTATTGTGTGCTGAAGAGCCGCAGAGACTTTCCATCTTCTCCTTTTTCACCGTTTGAACCATTCTTCCCGTCATTGACATTGACAAATGTTAGCTTGTCTCTTGCCACTTCGTCGTCTCCGACATATGCAGCAATTGTTAAAACTTGCGTATTTGTAATTTTGTTAGCAAGTACTTTGTAAATAGTGCCCATCGTCGTTTCCTGTCCAAAATAATAACGATAAGTTGCGTCGGTAATCTTTTTTTGCCCTTTGTATAATTCGGGTGTTACAATGCTTTCTCCTGCGCCATTTTTAAAGCTCGTTCCTGCGCTAGTTGACATTTTGAGCGTATATGGTAGGCGCTCCTCAATCAGTTCAGTCATGCGATTTCGCAATGTATCCGAAATTTTAGAATCCAGTTTTACATAATTAGAAAATGTTAATGTATTATTGTTTGGATTACTAAAACTAATCACTTGTTCCGTTACGCGAGCTTGCAAAATCAGACCACCGACAAAATTTTTATCATAAATTTTGACTGTGTCTCCCAAAACCAAATCTTGATAGTCGTTAAGAAAATTTGACTGAATGCTAGCTGTGTAAGTAACAATTGGATACGCGTATTGCTTAATTGTTCTAAAGGCATAAGCGGCTAAATCGTTGATGTTCGTATATTCCGTCTGAAAATCTTTTCGCGTCCAGTTGTCGCCCTCTTTCATACTGGCTGGGTACCGCTCCATAGATAACGGAGCGTACACAAAAGAACTACCTTTGCGCGTGTAAAATTCCTCGCGACCTTTAGCGTCCTTGTCAGAACGTTCTATGTCTTTCAACGTCAATCCGTCTGCACCAGTAAATTCACCAGCGTTAAAAAGCTGCGTTTTATCTGTCGTGATTTGTACGCCTTTAACATCTTTCCCGTAGCGCAGCACTACGTCATTTCTGACTTTGCCAATACCGTGATGTTCGTTGTCTGCTTCGCGATAGATATTTAATGCAATACGTTTTAGCGTGCCATTATTGTTTAATTCTGTGACAAATTCAAACTCTGCGTCAAAGCGTGACATTAGGGATTGTAACCTAGATAATTTTGATTCTTGCGATTCAAACGTTAGCGTGCGTTTATTGTCAGGGATTTCGTTGATTCCGATTTCCAAACTTGCAAGCGAAAGTAAATCCATATGCTGTAAATACCACTCTATCGTTTGAGCGCTGTTACTTGTAAATGGATTAGCTTGTTCGTTGACAAGTTCTAGATTCGTATTATTGCAATTTAGAGTAATATTAAAATCGTCCTCTGTTATGTTCGCGACATAAAATAGATGATGTTTTCCCTGAAATTTAAAAGAAAAATAGGCTTTATCGTTGATAAAACCTAAATCTTCGTGCAATCGCCCATTGTACATTTTGGGAATCGAAAAATCAAACGTACTCGTGGCTTGTATGAGGTATCTATGCCATGCGTCGCTGTGGAACGATAGCATTTTTGAAAACCGGTTATTTAATAATGCAACTTTTCGCATTTTGTTATCGTGTACAACAATTTGCATTAAACATACCTCTCATTCCATGTTATTTTGATATCCGGCTCTTTTTCGTTCCAGCTTGACAAATAAATATCTAGTTCGCTTGGACCAACTGGCAATAGAAGCGGTTCTGACCCGTCTGTCATCTGGTCTAAAATCGGCAAGTTGTCACAAAACGATTTGCTTGTTGACATATCTGTTTCAACGACAGACCCCATTCTGTAACGATTCGGGATGTCTTCGATTTTATCAATAAAATCTTTACGATAAACGATAGAATCTAAATACATATGTGTTACTTGTGGTTTATCCGTTAAAGTACCCAATGCAACATGCAACTTAGTAGACTTTTTGCCCTTAATTTCTGGTGCAGAAACATCTTTTCGCGTCCCGAACCAAAATACGTTTAGTAAGTCGTCCCTGCGGATAATGTCCGACCAACCTCGGTTAGCATTAAATGGGTTCTGATCGTCTCTATGTGTCCCCCAAAACGTCCAACTTTCAGCTGTTCGAAAGCCGCCTTTTCCGTCTGACACAAGGACATTGTATTCGCAGCCTAAACCATATGCACGTTTAAATGTTTCCACGCCATATAAAAATTTATTCTCCGCGTCTGATACTGTTACTTTGATAAAGCCGTATTCGTTTGCAGCGCCTAGCCAAAAGATTTGACGCCACCAGAAATACTCTTTCAAAGCGCCTTTCTCACCGTTGCTATCAAGAGGGATTTCCCAAGTGATAGAACCTGCGTTGTTTGGGTTCGATCCGCCTCCTCGATTTGTTAAAGCAATGTGTGGTCGTCCCCAAGCATTGTCAATGGCAAGTGTTCCGTTTAGATTTTGACTGCTATCATTCAAAATAGCAATATTCTTTTTGCCCTCTGCAAAGCCCTTTGTTATCCAGTTATTAGAGACATAGTCAAATAGTATTTCTGACTTTTTGACAGGTTTTTTATCCACTTCTTCTGGATCGCCTAACTCATAGACGCCCTCTGCAGAAGTAAAACCAATCCAGCCGTTTTCCGAGTTGTGCTTGATTGTAATTTTAGGCGCAGTTGGTGCGGTGCCTAAGTTGGTTAAAGTTGCCTTAAAATGATTATTACTTATTTTAGTAATTGTGCCATAATCACTTTTGAGATTGCTTCCTACAATCGCTGCTGCTTTGTTTTCCCCATAAGAATCTGGGATGTCAAACGTAACAGATAAAGTTGCAGTAGGCGGTGAAGTCGAGTTGTCAAATGTTAAGCTAGGTTGTCCGCTAGGAGTAGCCATCCACACTTTATTAGGTTCATCACCGAATATCAACTCTTTAGCAGATTCCACATTCAACAAGCCGCCGAATTTTTCGGCAGCTTTGTTAAAAAATGCAGAAGTTCCTGTCAGTTTAATCGAGACTGGTATTTGTTTAACACCTAGCGTATTATACAAAAACTGTTGTCCATAACGTCTAGCGCCTTGCTCTTGATAATTATTAGTGAGTTGTGCGATAATACCGCGATTCACTTCGAGGGTGGTTGCGCTGCCGCCTAAATCACTCAAAGTTTTCAAAACATCAATTTTATTAAATTTAATTCCTATTCCGTTCAAATGATTTCACCTCTCAATAGCGCTTGTCTGCGCTCGTAATTTGTGTTTGCCGCCGTGGTATAAGGTGCTAAACCATTAGCGACACTTCGTCCGTCAATTATATTGCGGATTTCGATAGGATTTGCTCCGTTTGCCACTAATTGAGTAAGCAAAGCTATTACCGTATCCAATTTATTCGCAAGCGCTGAAATGGCGCTATTTTCTCCTCTAACGTCGTTTAAGTTGTCTGCGGGTGATTCACCCACGAACTGACCTACAACGCGTTGTAAGAGCCGCCATGCACGCCCTCGCTTAGCTGCGTCCATTGGAATAATGTATTCTGGTTGGTTGCCCTCTGCGACTTCGTAAAGCCCGTGTTTTGTAACCAAACCGCCGTTAGCATAACCTAACGGACCAGATACGCGCGCAAACATTCCGGGACCGCGTCCGTATCTTGCAGCTGCATAAGCAATACCTGCAAGCAAGTTATCATATCCGTTAAAGATATTACTATGACCGGGAAACTTGTACGCGTTAAAGGTTGGTTCTATTGTCTGTACTAATCCTTTAGATGGGATTCCTGCCGCTGCGTTACTATCCCAGTTATTTACCGCTCTGGGGTCTCCGTTTGATTCGCGCTGAATAACACGCATCCACGCATTGACTTGCGAATCGCTCGCTTCAAATCCGTTTTTCTTTAAGGCTCTAATAACTGTATTTCTCCAGCGTTCAACGCCGGTACCGCCACCGGTTGGACCTGCTCCATCATCAGATTGAATTTCTTGATCCAGTCGAACATACCGCCGACTTGCTTCTTGATGTGTTTCTGTAGCGGGTTATTAGCTTCAGCTAACGCTGGTGTGCTGCTATCGCCGCCCTTGACACCGAAGTCAAGGAAAGTAGTAACTCCCGAAATCGGACGGCCAGAATAAGCGTGATATTTACCATCACCGCCCCAATTATACTCTTCACCGCTGATAGTTCCGCCAGATACACCACTAACCATAGCAACGTGATTTCCAAATTGAGAACCGGGACCATATACGGCAACCATACCCGGACGCGGGTTGTTTGTATGCGGAACTTTGGCATTCACCCAATCCGAACCATTACCCAAAAACGAGAATTTCGCAGCGGGTACACCTAAGTTGTTCAAACGATTTGCGACAAACGATACGCATTCGCGGATAAAGTAGCCCCACGGGTCAGCCATGGCGTCTTTGGCCATAGCGCGCCATTTAGGATTATAGTCATCACCCATATTACCAGCTACGCCGCCCTCGTCAGAAGCGCTCTTAGCCATGCTCCAAAGCTCTTTCCACCACGTTTTCGCTCCGTTAATCGTGTTTTTAAAGAGCATGCCGCCGAAGTTATCGTACATGCCTTTCATATCTTTTGAAGATGGGTTAAATTTCTTCTCGAGTGTCCCGATTGGATTTGTTACTGCTTCGCCGATAAAGGCAAGCATTTTCGCAAATTTTGAAACGGTGTCTTTGATACCGTCCCAAGCGTTACCTGCTACTTTAGCAACCGTTCCACCAAAGTTTGTAACGCCTTTCCAAAGACCGCTCCAGAATCCTGTTCCTTTGGCAAATGCTTTTTGGTTTTGCATAGCCATCAGTAAAGCTGTTTCGGAAGCGTTTAGGACTTCTGCGCCAGCAGGGAGAAACATCTTAGTATTGCGACCAGGTACGATAAAGTGATTACCGTTTGGCATGATAACCATTTCTTTATTGCCTGTTTCTGGGCTGTCATCCCCATCATTTAGCAGCGCTAAAGTTGGCTGCGTGATTGGGTTTCGTTGATTGCTAAACAAACCGGTACCATTAGCAAATTTTCCGACATGTGGGATTTTGCCGATTGTTTGTTTAGGCCCACCAAAATCATGGATTAGACTGTTAATACCATCAATCCCAACGTTAGGAATATCAATCAAATGATTGATTCCATCACGCGCAAGTTTTTTTAGACCATTCCATAAGTCATCAAACCCTTTTTTAATGCCGTCCCAAGTCTCTTGGAATTTTTTACCGATATTGGCCAAATTGTCGAATAACATTCCCTTAAGGTTTTTCCCAAACTTCTTCTCGGAAGCCTTGTTCATGTTATCCCAAGCGCTACTCAGAAAATCTTTAGCTCCGTTCCAATGCCTGTTCCACTCTTTACCAATCGCGCTAGAAACGTCAGAAATACCTTTCGACATTTCTTTATATTTTTTAGCAGTTTCTTTCTTGGTTTGTTCCCAAACAGCTCCAGACACTTTCTTAGTGGCGTTCCAGTGTTTGCTCCACTCTTTGCCAATTTTTTTTGAAGTGTCTCCGATAAATTTAGCGACTTGATTGTACTTCTTCGAGACGCCTTTTTTGATTCCGTCAAAGGTCTTTCCTACAAATTTTCCGGCTGCACCGAAGAATTTTTTGAAGCCATCATATAAATATTTAGCAACTTTAACAAGGTTCTGGATGTATACCCTAAAAAACTTCCAATGTTTGTACATCAAGGAGAACGCGATTACAAAAGGATTTCCGAAAATTAGGATTTTACCGACTATTTTCCCAAAATTAACAACGGCTTTTCCGGCGTCGACTAAGAATTGCCCGACTTTTTTTGCACCATCAGAAAAGGCTTTTTTAAAACGTTCTATTCCTTTACCAATTTTTGCGCCAAATTGTCGCACGGATTCCCAACCTTTGTTCCAAGCTTGCTTAAAATTGTCTATCCCCTTTTTGGCGCCTTTAACGACGTCATCCCAAAATTTGGAAAATTTTTTAGGGATATTTTTAAACCAGTCAACGACTCCACCGAAAATATCCTTAGCAGCTTTTGCTATGCCGTTGCAAAAGTCGCGGAACTTCTTGTTATGCTTATAAAGCAAAGTGAACCCAGCGACAAGAGCGGTAACTCCGACAATAAAAGCCCCTAATGGATTAGCAGCGGCAGCAACTCCTATTGATTTTATGACAGAAATAAAGCCCATCCCAAACTTTTTGAAATCTCTAGCTAAGCCCAGAACCTCTTTAGATAGCCCTTTAACGCCTTTTACTGTCTTGTTTGCTACAAAGTAAAACGCAAAAGCTTTACCGACTGCGACAATTTCTTTTTTGTGTTTTCCTAACTCTTGCATAGCGCTAGCTACACTTTTGAGAGGATCTTTTGCTTTCTGGTTGTGCCCTGTCATTTTGTTGATAGCCCCAGCTATGCCAGTTACTACAGTTTTAAAGCCCTCCCAAACACCGAGACCGAATAATTTGGCAATCTCAATCGTGCTGTTGATAATCCCCGACACATCTTTCTGATGTGCGGTTACATAGTCTAGTAAGCTAATCGCTCTTTTAGCTAGATTGCCGATTCCCTCGCCTAATTTTGTAATTGCATTTTGTACAGCAGGATTTTGTAATACTTTAGCCAGCTGACTAAGCCCCGTTGAGGCCACCTTGACAAGTGGTTTAGCAAGAGCCTTTTTCGTATCTGCCCAAGCTAGGGTGATTTGTTTCTTAGCGCCCTCTGCAGTGCTCGCGTATTTTTTGGCGTTTTCCTCGTAATTTTCAGCAGCTTTTTTTAAAATTGCGTTAAATTGCTGCGAGGTCATTTTGCCAGAGTTTAGTAAGTCGGAAAAAGCTTTTTCCGACAGCCCAGAAGCTTTTTGCAAAGCTTGATTAAGACCGGGTGCTTGCTTCTCTAGCTTATTAAGCGCTGTTGCAGTAACCTTGCCGGACGCTTCAATTTTCCCAAGTCCTCCAGCGAATGCTTCTGCACCCTCTTGCGACAATTTCAGTTGATCGGATAGACTACCGACCCCTTTTGCCAGTTCTCTGGCTTCGTCGACATTGTGAGTAATGCTGTGGAATTTCAAAATTAACTCACCAACCGCGCCGCCAGAAAGATTGGTGTTGTATTTCAAATCTTTCACAGTCGCGTTTATCCGGTTGATTTCTTCTTCTGCAAATCCTAAGTTTTGCCAGCGCTCTGCTGTTTTAGATGCAGCTTCTGCGGCTGCATAACCCTCTTTGGCTAAGCTGATAACTTTAGAGGTGATGTTTGAGATACCGTTAGCGATTAGATTCCCAGTCACAAAATCCCGTATACGCCCGCCAAGCTTAGAAGATTGTTTTGCTTCGTCATTAAACTTTTTCGCAGCGTTTTTCATGCGCGTAAAAATGCTAGGGTTCATCTTCTGCATTTCAGCCCGAACATTTTTGATTTCTGTTTTAGATTTTGCAAGAGACGCAGCTGTTTCGTTAACACGGATTCTTTGCTTGCGATAAGCTTCTGTGTTCTTACCAACTTCTTTTTCTAACTTTTTAAGTTGATCTGTTTGCGTTTCATATTGCTTTTCTAAGTTTTTTGACGATTCTTTAAGATTGTTGAGTTTTTCTTTTGCCGCTTGCTGATGTTTGCCTTCTGCTTGTAGCCGTTTGACATAGCTTTCGGACAACTCGTTCATCTTTTTGTACTCGCCTTGCAAATTTGACAAGCCAGATTGATAGTATTCCAGCGACTGCTTCGCCTTGCCCTGTTGTGCTTCCATGCCAGCTAATTTTGTTGTCGCTTGGTCGATTTGTTGTTGGTATTTTAGGTACTGCTCTGCACTTTGTTGTGTATTGCCTTTTAGCTCTGCTTGTTTTTGTTTTAAAGCATCAATCTTCGCTTGTTGTGCTTGGATAGCTTCGCCTAACCCTTTGTATTTAGTTTCTGCTGCTTGCGTATAGTCTCCAACTGCGCGCAGTTGTGCTTCTTGGGCTTTCCACGCGTTGGTTGCGTGGGAAACAACGTTTGTCAAGCTCTTAACACTTTCCGACGCTCTGACAAGGTCTAAAGCTATTTCTGTTGACATGGTCGCTTGTACTTTTGCCAATTATTTCTCCTCCTTTCTTACAAAAATGACATAGGGTCTACTACCCTATCTTGCGGCTCTTTCGCTGATAAAATTTCATTAAGCCTGTAATAATCTGCGTTTTCGTACTCGTCTATCGTCCAACCTAAATTTAACAAAGCTTGCTTTTCTGCTAAATCTAAATCTTGGATAATATTTTCCAATTCAAAGGCACGCTCGCCCCAGCTTATTCTTTTGGGTTTTCTACGTTTTCCTTTTTGATTTCTTCTAATTGCTCGTCAGACAAGCCCATTAGACGACCTGATACATAATTAGCAATTTCTTGCGTGCGTTCTGTGTCCAAATCTTCCAAGATTTCCATTTGCTCGTCCGATAAGTTTAAAACCGCACGCAGAAAAGAAAGGGTCGCAGTAATAACTCCAATATTCGCTTTAAATTGTTCTGTTATTGGTGCGTCTTCTTCAATGTCTGAAATTTTAGCGATTTCTAACTGAAATTCATTCATACGGCGCACGTTTCGGTTAGATGTTAAAACCGTAAAAGTTTTTTTGCCTAATTCTTTGATTTTGATGTTTTTGATTTCCATTTTTTATACCTCAATCATAAAAATAAAAGCTAAGCAGTTGTGACACTGCCTAGCCTAAAACGTTAATTAACCTGTATGACCCGGCGTAGCTGTATAGCCCCCGAATACTTCTTTTAGCATGTTTTCCTTACTAAAGTTAGAAGCGCCTGAATAATAGATTTTGTGCGTTTCATCTCCAAACGCTTGCGTTGTCAAAGCGTTGTAAGTCATGTTGTCATCTTGACGAGTTTGTGCAGTATCCGTATCTGTACCTACGTTTTGAGTGGTTTCTTGGAAGATTCCATCTCCAAAGCCGAAGAATACAGAATGTTTGCGGTCAAGTGTTTGCGATTCAATCAAAACCGCTACGTGCGGCTTAGCGCCTTGATAAACATATCCGCCCTTACCATCTGACTTATAGCCTTTAACTTTTTGTTTGACGTCAAAATCAAGGTTATTGAAGTCAAATGCAATTTGTGGCGCACCGGGCGCTGTATACACGTCTTGCACTTTGTTATTGCCAGGGACCTTGGTAACAGACCCCTCTAAGTTAGTGATGTTTGCGGTTTTAGACCCCCACATCTTATCGTCAATTTCGATAATTCCAGATTCAGAAAGTCCATCTGCTCCCTTAATCAATTTTTGGTTATCGTCGACAAGTGCCAACGTAACCATTTTTAAACCAACAATTGCCATGTATTGATTTCTCCTTTTTAATTTAAAATTTTATTTTGTGTAACATAAAAGACCGCCGTCATTTGCTTCGTGTCGGGGTCTACTGTATGTTCTCGTATATCTACTATAGACCAATGATTGTTTTTAAATAACTTCAATAGTCGCAGTTCAAATTGTTCAATGTCAAAGTCTATATCCAGCTTATAAAATATCTGGATTTCAACTTGTCGATTCGTTGCATAAAAGCTGTTATTACCTGTCAAATCCAGCGACGTATTGACATCTGTTATCAAAATAAGCGTATCGTCTACATTGTCAACGACTTCTTGCGGCAGGTTGCTAGTGTAGACCTGCTGTACTTCGCTAAAATGTTCATCGTCTATCAGCTTTTTTGCTTCCAAAGTTGCAAGCATACTCTATCACCCTTTCTTTTTGATAATTTTGTCATATTCAGCCTTTTCAGCAAGCAAAACCGCTTCTTTCACCTCATCAGAATTTTGCAGGTTCGTTACGAAGTGGTCTGCTGTATATTTTTTCGTCCCGTCGTTCAGACGCCTAGCATTATTTGCGTGATAAAAGTTATCCCAGCCTGCAGTTGATTTTCCAGTCTCACGACCGTCCACATCTTTCGCCTGCACTGTTACGTGGTCTGCCATGTGCCCGTATACAGGGTCCTTATGGCTAGAATAGTGCTTTTTGCGCGTTTCTTCTTCCAGACGGTCTCTAAATACCTCTGCTCCTGCTTTAGTAATTTTAGCTTGTTCTTTTGGAGTTAAATTCGCTATATTCTCAACCTGCTTTAACCAGCTTTCGAGTTCCACTACCATATCAGCCATATCAACCGCCTACTTTCTTCTTAGCGCGCAAAGTCAGAAAGTCATACTTACCAAAACCCGTTGTTTCGTCAGGACTAATTGTTACAATGTCATACTTTGTTCCTCGAATCTCGACTTGTAGTTTTTCTGTGACTTTTGGATTGTGTCGAATGCAGATATTAACTGTATCGTCTAATCCACTTTGCTTTGCTAGATAAGTTTGATTTTGAGTGCGTCTGACTGGTCGATAATGTAGAGTAAATAACTCTACGAATTTTGGGATATTCACTCCGGCAGCGTTCGGGACAGATTTCACCGTCCCAAATTTTGCTATTTGTTTAAATTCGGAGGGTAGATACTTCTTACTCATCTTCACCCTCCATAAACACATCATAAAGACCTCTTAATTGCCCGATAATGGCATTAGAGGTCAAATTGATAGGATAGGCTTGAGCGTCAGAAAGACTCAAACGATATGTATAGTATGAGCCAGCTACTGCGATTACCGCAACATTTAATAAAGACGCGACAATTTCTCGAGCGTAAAATTTTCCTGACTTGTCCTCGCCTACCGCCGCCTTGATTGAGTGTTCAGCTGCCGCAAGATAACCCTCGATGAGTTCGTTTTCTTCTTCCACATCATCTAGATTCATAGCTTTCTTAAATCGTTCTACCGTGACGCCCATGAGCTACCTCCTATTCTTTTGATTTGATGTTGGCTTCTTGGTCTGCGATAGTCTTAAACGAAGCTGCCACAAACGCTTCACTGTCAGTTGTTTCAACGTCGAAGCGGTCGATAACACGGATTTTAGTTTGGTCTAAACTAAACGCGTCTCCAGCTACATTTGAAACTTCAATTGACATGTGTTCACGGTCGAACAAAGTCACCGCTTGTTTCAAATCGCCAAAATAAAGAGGGTGAGCGCCTGCGTTGTCAGCTAACCAGCGGTCGGCAATTTCAACAACTTGTTTACCTTCAAGTAAATAGCGTTCTGGTTGCGTTGGGTCGCGTTGCAGCAAATAGTCACCCATTGCATTTTTAACTTTTGCAAGAGTAGCCAAGCCGCTTGTGTTCGTCATAAAGAACGATGTAGAGCGAATTGCAGGGTCAACACCTTTCAAAGCAAGGTCTTTGATGTCGTCAAATTTAGTGATAGTTGGTTTGCTTGGAAGTGCTGCGATTTTTTCCAAAATTGCTTTGTTACGAGTAACAACCACTTTCTTAGCAACCCAAGAATTGAGCCAAGCCAAGATGTTTTCTGCAGTATCTTTCAGCAGGCTGTTAGTTGCTGTTAGCATGCCTGCATAGCGCTTGATAGCATACTTGATAAGAGCTAACTTAGGCGCGTCGATATCTGAAATGCTTGTAGTTTCATCTTCCAGATTTGCAAGAGCTGTGATGTCAGCCCATTTTTCATAAACGCGAGAACCAGAAGTTGTTGAAACAGATTCAACTGTTACATATTCTTGTAATGAGTTGTACTGACGAACTAAGCCGTGAATTGCGGTTTGAATGTCTTTCGGAATTGTCAAACCTGCATTAGTTCCGTCATCTTCTTTAGAGCCAACCGCAGCGTTCCGATACGTGCCGTTTAAAAGATTCTTAAAGTCTTTGATAAAGACATTCTTTGCTGTTTCTTCTTCATCAGTCAAAGATTCTACGTCTTTATCGTCCATCGCTGCCACCTTAGCAGCGCGCGCTTCTACTAATTGTTCACTCAAAGCGTCGCGGCGTACTTTTGCATTGTCGCGTTGATTTTTGAGAGCTTCAAACGCTTCTGCTGAAAAATTATCATCATTCAAAGCGTTATTGATTTGCTCGTTGAGGTCTTCTACTCGGTGTCCTGCCTCAATCCAAAGAGCGTTTAAAGTGTTAATATCCATAAAAAATTCTCCTTATTTTTGTAATAAAATAGCCAGCTTCTTCTCTCTTAACGAGTTCTTAGGCTGACTTGGTTGTTTATTTAGTTTTTCTTTAGCAATCAAATTCTTAAATTTATTGATTGCTGCTTTGCTTGGCAAAGTGTGCATAGCATTTTCAAACGTTGGCTCGTCGTCTGATTCATTAAACATAATTTCATCTGCAAAGCCTTTGTCAACTGCTACTTTGGCATTCATCCAAGTTTCGGTTGCCATAAGCTGTAAAATATCAGTTTGGTTCATGCCTGTTTTCAACTCATAAGCCATAGCGATTGATTCGTCAATGCTATTTAGTACTTCCGATTCGTGGTCTAGGTCATCAGCGTTGCCATACGTAACAACGGACGCCTTATGGATCATCATTTGGCTTGTCGGTGACATCCTAACTGTGTTACCAGCCATAGCGATTACTGACGCAGCGCTGGCAGCTAATCCTTGCACATTTACTACAATGTTCTTTTGGCTATCTTTTAGCATAGTGTAGATTTCGCTAGCTGCAAAGATGTCTCCGCCATTAGACGCAATATTTAGCGTGATTTCATCGTCTTCGTCGTTTGCGATAGCTTGCTGAACCTTGTTAGGATATGTGCTAGACATACCGAACCATTCGTAAAATTCACCAACGTCGTTTGAAACAACATCTCCTTTAATATCAATTTGCCCCATCTTTCTCACCCCCTTTCACTGCTTGATTAGGGTTGCTAGGCTCTGGCAGATTTTGCGGTAAAATTTCTGCTTGCTGGAGCATGTATAACCCTTGGTTTTGTGCAACCGTTCCATTTTTGACAAGCTCGTTGATACGCTTGATGTATGTCGAGCCGGTCGGATCAACTGCTGGAAATAAATCCGTATCAATATCATCTCCGAGTTTATACATTAACTCGCTGACAAATGGACGAATATAGCGACTGACTGCATTAGCATACATTCCAGATATCATCTCGATTGATGATTGCTGGTCTCCTTGACCACCTAGATAACTGTCTGGGATTCCATACACTTTCGCAAATTGCTTGCTTGTCCAGTCCGTCTGACTTAGCAGTTGCGCTACGTTTGATTTGATTTCAAGCGGTTTAAAATCTTCTAAGTCATCCAACACTAACGGGCCGCCTTGCATTTGTCGCATAGCTTGCCTTGACCGTGCCATCTTAGTCTTCATATCCAGCAAACCGCCGCCTTTAATCGTTAGAATACCGTTAGCGTTCAAGGCGTTTTTCAGCGAACTCATGGTTAACTTGTCGCTAGCTTTTTGGATATTCATTTCACGACTTAGTGCAGCAAGCGGACTAACTCCAGTCTTGCCGCCGTCAACAGACAACAATCTAAAATGTAAAACGTCGTTTTGTGGCACGTAGAGTTTTGTTGCGATTTTTGGGTCTTCAAACGAGATATTATAATAAAGCCCGTTTTCGTACTCAAAGCGATTAACCGTAACTTGCGACGGCTTGATAAACTCCCATTTCACGTCGCGCCCGTTCTCATTTCTCCAGCGGTAAGCAAATGCTTCTCCGCCCAACAACAATTGAGCAAAGATAGACTGGTAGAATCCGTGCCTACTTGCGTTTACGCTTGGATTATCTAAAATGCCCTGCGTTTGCTTCTTCTTCGCTGTCAGTTTGACTGTCGCTAGGTCGCTAGACAATTGGTTGATGACTGCGAATAAATCAGAGTTCTTTAACGCGACTTTCGCAGAAACCCACTCTTCGCCCGTCAAATTAGCTTGCAGAAACTCATAGTCTTCTGTGCTAAAAATCTGTTGAGTAGGCGGACTTTCCGTCGCTTGATTTGTAAAATTAAATACCGGCAAATAGCTTCACCTCCTCTCTAGCTATCGTTTCGATTGGCTACTATCTCGGATAATAAACCAGTCAAAATAAACGTAATAGTTAAGCAAATACCAAACGCCAACCAACCGACAAAATACATTGTCACATTGATTGTTATAGCCGCTGCTAAAAACATAATCACATCAAAAAAAGCCCATAATAGGCTGAAAAGTTGTTTAAAAATATTCATTTTAGTAAAATTCTTCCTCCAAAAGCCCGCTTTCCGGGTTATTAAGCCAGTCTAATACCGCTTGTGGACTCATATGCTCCACTTGATAGGTTTTGTCATTAGCTAAACCATAGTCTTCGTAGTGGTACATAGCTTGATACATCCCGTCAATCAAAGCGTCTACAACGTCCACTTTTAAAGTGGATTTCATCTTATCGACCTGTATTCCGATATTATCCTCTTTGATAACTGCGTTAATCAATGCTTTTTCCATGATTTTATCGTCTAAGCGAGTAACCGAGCCTTCAACAAATATCTTTTGTAAAAATTTAGTCGGGTCTTTCAGCTCGCTTGTTCGTTGTCGAATTGGCATAAGCGGAAAACTAGTATTTAATTCAAGGGCTTTGATGACCTTAGTAACTCCCATAGCGTCGTAGCCAAAGAAGATAACATCTAGTTGATGCTCTTCAACGTAATTGACAATCCATTCATAGACTTCATCTTCGTTAATCAGCCCTTGCGGGTGACTTGTAATTGTACAATAGCCTTCTTTTTCCAGTTCTCGATAATTCAAGCCGTCCTGTTTCTCTTTGGCTTCGACGCTGCCAGCTGTTTTCCACGGAATAAAGCTATGCTGTTCTATATGCCACTTCTCCTCGTCGTTATACGGATATACAAACGCTATAGCTGTATTATCACTAAACAGTGAGTAATCGACACCGATATACACGCGCCGATTGTCTCTTGGAAAATCATCTATAACCGCTTTTTCTATATCTTTCAAATCCAGAAAACTATTAGAATCAGCATTCAACCAGCAATTCATATTCTTAACTTGGAAGTCTGCTAACTTGCCCATTAACATTTTCTTATCACGTTCTGAAACCAAACCTTTCATCAAATTATCTTTCAATTCTGGATGGTTTAATAATGGATTGCTTTTCGCCCATGTTTCGGGTTGGAATGTTTCCTCTAGACTATCTTGCGACCAAATCAAACAAAGCTGGTCGTCTCCTGCGCGGTCAAAATCTCGTTCCATAATTTCAATGAGTTTCTTCTGCTCTTTGTGGAAAGGTACGTTAGGCACTTGATACGCTGTAGATATTTCAATAAAGCGCGACCCCTCTGTATTGACTTGTCCAGATGTAATCTTAGATATCCCCTCATCACTGCGAAGCTCTCCGACTTCATCAGCCACGGCAAGTTTAAAGTGCTTACTATCAAATTTTCCCGATTCAAAAGAAATGGTATGGATAGTATTAGCATCCACGAGCGACTTAATCTCCCGTGAATACAGTTGGACTTGCATTTCCTCTGCTAACGACTTAAACGGCTCATTCTCGATAATTCTAGCCATCATTGATTTAACGTAAGTAAAAAGCTTCATTGTCTGGTCAAAGTTTAATGAGCTGACAAGGAAGTCTTGGTTACTTTGCCCGATAATTTCAATCAGATAGGAGAAATTAAGGCAAATACCAGCTATCATCGTTTTACCTTGCGAACGGGAAATGGATATGATAATGTTTGAAAACCTTGCTACATCATCTAAGTCTAACCATGCGAATAGCTGGCTGAATATAAACAACTGCCAATTCATAGGTTTTAGCTTTTGGCTTAAATCATCAACGTTAGGCACTAACGACAAGAATTTTAAAAATCGGTTGAATGCGTCAACAGAATACACATAAGGGAAATCTTCTTGACCTTGCCTTTGCAAGTCTCGGAGATGTCGGAAACAAGCTAGTTTTATATAATAGCCAGTCACTATTTTTTCATCTAATGCATCAAAGCAATATCGCGTACCGGCGTCCTTATATTTTTCCCGGACAAAAGAAAAATCGATACTTCGATAAGCACCGATTACATCTTTTGTTTTTGTTAAATCAATTTTAGTTATGTTTCCTCACCTCCTTGAGGTCGCATTTAAAACGAGACCTTTTTATTTCCCTAAAAATTCTTTCAGCATTTCTGCTGTCGAAACTTTGTCCGTTTCTTCGCTAGCGACTGCCAATAGATCTGCTCGACCTTTAGGGGTCAAGCCTAACTGGACAGCTATTTTATTCAATATATCGATAGCGTCTTTCATTGTGGCAACTGCTGGGTTCTTTTTATACCCCAAGAACTGCTTGCCCAAAATCTCGCCAGAGCCTTGCGCTTGGACTGGCTTTGTTAGCTCTTGCTGAATACCATTCTCTTTTATATCTTCATAAGCTAATTTGTAGATTTCGTAGTTTGTGCAGTAGGTTTCGACTAACAAGCTATCAATCCGCTGTACCTTTTCTGTGCTTTCTAAAAACGGAACGATTTTGCGCCAAACCTCGCTAGCTACCTTTCCCAAATAGTTTGGTGGGTCGCTGGGTAAACGCCCTTTGTTCTGCCGATAGTAAGGATTTT